TATAATGCAAACAGAAAAATATAAGAATAGTATGAAAGTGGATAAAGCAAAAATTGATTTTGTTCCTACCTGTGACGAAGAAAGCCAACATTTAGGAAATATGCTAGAATTGTTAGGTCAGAAAAGATACGGCGATTGGAATGAAGTAGCTAAAAAACTAAACATAAAGGCACCTGCTGCCGAAAAGGCATTTTTAAGAGTTTACTCCAAAAGACACTTTGAAGCAGTAACAGCACTAGAAGAAGTAATTGAAGAGCGAAGAAATCAACTAATAAAAAAATAATGAACTATGGCTTTTTTATGGACCGACAACAAAGTAGCGGTTGAGAAAGAAGAATTAGTTCCCATGTTTTGGAATAGTTACAACGCCCTTAACCTGGAATTATATCGCTACAAAGAAAAGCCTTACGGCATTAAGCGTTTACAGATTGGCGGAAATGGTAGAAAGCTATTAATTGATTACGACAGTTTACGTGATGAAATTAAAAGCAAGATTACAGATCCACGGAAAGTAAACCACCCTTTAGAAATGTTCTTTGAAATTGATGCAGATGCAGTAAGATATTACAGCAAGTTTAAACGAGGTGGTAAAAACTACTTATCACCCGACGAACAGGATAAATATGTTTTAAATGCCAGTGTTATTAAAGCTGCTATAAAGCTTATTGATGCCCGAACTAACGAACGATTGAATTTGAAAGGATCTACACGCGGAATACTGGATACAGTTGTTTATGATATCGGAACTTTTCAAGAGTCTTTAAAAGCTTTGGAAAAACCGGAACATACACTACCAGTTGCCCGAAGATTAAAAGATCTGATTAAGCAATGCAAACAGGATTTATATTATCCGATCATAAAAGATCCCGAAGGTAAAAGCAGTCAAAATGCGCGGGTCGTTGATGAACGTTTGGAAATGATTTTTAACGCATTGTTTAAGAACCAACAACACAAACCAACACCAACGGATATTGCGAAGCAGTACGATGCGTTTTTAGCAGGGTATGCGGAAATATACAACGAAGATACAGGTGAGATATACAACCCTAAAGAGTTTAAAGCCGTAACAAGGCAGACAATTACGGCATATATCAACAAATGGGAAAACAGAATTGCTACACATTTAGCCCGAAGTGGTGACAGACAGCTATATATGGGTAAATACAAGGTAGCACACGAAATGGAACTGCCTACGTTTTCAAGTTCTTTGATTTCTATTGATGACCGCCAACCACCGTTTTTATACGAAAAAGGTAAAAGAGTTTGGTTTTATTTAGGTTTAGATGTCGCAAGTCAATGTTTTTCTACTGTTGTGTGGGGCAAAAGCAAAGAAGGTTTGATTGTAGATTTTTACAGACAGATGGCACGGAACTATTCAGAATGGAATTTGCCAATACCTTTCGAGTTAGAGTGTGAAAGCTCGTTAAACAGTTCTTTTAAAGACACACTTCTTAAAAACGGTAATATGTTTCAGAATGTGAGAATTGAAGCGAACAATGCCCGCGGTAAATATATTGAGCGTGTTTTTGGAATGGTTCGTTACGGTGAAGAAAAGAAAGCTTTGGGTTGGGTTGCACGTCCTTTTGCAAAAAGTGAAGCAAACCAAAAAAGCGCAAAAGCAGATGTAATACAACCTTACGATCAAATTGTAAACGACAGGCTTTTAGAAATTGAAAACTGGAACAATGCACCACATCCGAAAGATGCAAGTATTACAAGGTTTGATTATTTCATTAAGAACCAGTTGCAAACATTACCGGAAACCAACTGGATTGGAATTTTACCATACATAGGCTTTAAAACGGAAACATCGTGCAATGTTGGGAAAGTAAAATTACAAAGAGGTTTACGCTCAATAGCAGAAAACGGAAAGATCTTGACAGGCGAAGCATTAATTGAAAAAATGAGAATGATTGAAGGTAAAGAAATTGATGTTTACTGGTTAGATGGAAATGACGGAAGTGTAATTAAAGCAATGGCTTATATAAACGACCGATACATCTGCGAACTTCAAGAAATGCCTAAATATAATAGAGCAACTGCCGAACAAAACGACAAAGATTTAGAAGCATACGCTTTACAAAGTGCCTACACTGCAACAGTTGACGCCTTTGCGAGATCCAAGCGCAACAGTATTGAAAATATCGGAATTATTGACAATACTCCTAAAACGCTTAACAGCAACTTTAAGTTTTCATTTACCCGCAAAACAACGGTTGTTGAAGAAATAGAAGATGAAGATCTGATTGTTGGATCTGATGTTGAAGAATTACAGGATTTAGAATTAACAAACGTGCCAACCGCTAACGAAATACTGGATTGGCGTAAAAACTTTCAGTTATAATGAATATTTCAAACGAATATAAAGAAAAAGTAGTAGTTGAACTGCTTGAACAAAGAAACAAATACGGTGGTAGCGATGCAGATTATTCTAAATCTAAAGGTTTAAAACCTGCCATTTATTCACGTCTTGCCAAAGGTGAACGCGAAAAAATGTTAAGTGATGCTTCTTGGATCCGTTTAGGTCGCGAATTAGATGTTCAATTGTACGAAACTACCTGGAACATTGCCCGAACACAGGTTTATACGGCTATACAAGACAGCTTATATACGTGCCAGGCATTAAGCAAATCAATGATTTTGGTTGATGATTGTGAAATTGGTAAAACGTACTGTTCAAAACACATCATAAAAGGAATGAAAAACGCTTTTTACATTGATTGCAGCCAGGCAAAAACCAAACAGCAGTTTATACGCCTTTTAGCCAAAACAATTGGTTTAGATCATACAGGAAGGTTTATTGATGTAAAGAGCGATTTAAAGTACTACCTAACAACCCTTGAAAAGCCATTAATAGTTATGGATGAAGCAGGCGATTTAGATTACAGTGCATTTTTAGAAATAAAAGAGCTTTGGAACGGAACAGAAAACGCCTGTGCCTGGTACATGTTAGGTGCCGACGGCTTACGTGCAAAGATTGAACGCGGTAAGAACAGCAAAAAGGTAGGTTATGCAGAGATTTTTTCAAGATTTTCGGGAAGTTATTTAAAGCTTGTTCCTACTGGTGCGGAAAGCCGTACACAATTCTATAAAACACTAGTAACCAATGTAGCTATGGCACAGTTAGAAGATAAGGCTTTATGTAGTAAAGTTGCCGTTAAATGTATTAGAGAAAACACAGGTTTGCGCTACTTGAAAACATTAATCGAAATAAGTAACCATAACTAAAAATGGCAAGGGGTATTTCAACTAAAACACTACTAGAAAAGAAATACAAAACATTTGAGTTTGACGGATCCTTTCAACAGTTTTTTGGAAATCCCGAAAAGGGCGGTTGTTGGATCCTGTACGGTGCAGAAAAGAACGGTAAAACCCAATTTGCACTTCAACTGGCTAAATACCTGGCAAAGTTTGAAAAAGTACGCTATGTGAGTGCAGAAGAAGGTACCGGAAAGGATTTTCAAGACAGTGCAGCTCGTGCAGGTTTAACAGATAAGGACACCAACATAATTTTCACTGATTACGAACCTTTAGACGAACTCGAAAAACAGTTAAACAACCGTAAAGGAGCAAAGATTGTTCTAGTAGATAACATAACCGTTTATAATGACGAATTAAAAAACGGGATTTTGCGCAGGATATTGAAGAAATACGAAAACGTAACCTTTATTTTCTTGGCGCACGAAGAGAAAAACGAACCTTACACCGCAACTGCAAAAATGTGTAAGAAGTTAGCAAAAATCATTATTCGCGTAGTAGGATTAACAGCTTTTATAAGCGGACGCTGCCCGGGTGGTGAATATCAGATAATAGAAGCCAAAAGCAATTTATATCATGGCACACAAATTAAAGAAAAGCATCATGAGTAATATTCAAAAAATCCTACAGATAAGTAAAGAAGATCGTCAAAAGATTTTATTTGACACGTACGCAACCTGGTGTATGACACATACACCAAACCCAAAGCAGTTACAAAAATCATTAAGCAGTCAGGAACTTTTTAACTACTTCGTTTCGCATTACAAAGAATTTGAAAGTCAGTTTATCATTCACAAACAGCTATACTGTGTAAACTGGGACAAAAGCAAAACGATTGAGATCTATTTAAAATTTATAGATGATATCTACAGAATTTATCCGCAGAGCTTACTGCCAAAGGTTAAAGCCAAAGAAAAACAACTTGCCAATCCTAACCTAAACTAGTATGAATGTTCCCAATATAGAACAAAAGATACGTGAGTTAGAAGGTTGGTTACAACACAACCCCGACAACAATAACAGATCATTGATTGAACAGGATCTGCGAAAACTAAAAGAACTAAAACATCAAACAACCCAATCTAATGAGATTTGAATATTTAAACCTACTAGCCTTAAATAATATCACGCAGATCCTAACATTTGACGAACGCGTGTTTATCCGAAAAAAACTAATGGGCAAACTGCAAGAAGTAAAAAGCCCCGACCGAATTATTAAGTTGATGACAATTATAAAAAGTTACAACTGGGAACGTCCAACGATGGAATACAGAGAAAACGAGTACGGTGATAAAATACTTTTTTATTACGATGAAGAAACCGAAAGCTTTAAAAACATCAACACATACAAACACCCAATTTTAGAAGAATTAAAACCCTTTAATATCACAGAGAAATTATGAGTAAAATAGATCTTAAAACATTAACACCGGAGCAAAGAGCAGAACTGGTAAAAGAAGCAAAAGAAATTGCACAACAGGAAAAAAAGAAAGTTGCAGAAGATAAAAAAACCTTTAAAGAATTATCTGAAAGCTTTGTGAATGATAATATCAATTTTTGGATCACTCACAACGAATTAACAACAATGGCAATACAAAAGCTTTGGAACGATTTTAAGCCATTACAGGAACTTAAAGCAAGTGTATTTGGAACCAAGATAAACGAGCAGGAAAGCCACACCTCAACACTAGACAACGGTACTGCAAGTATAACTATTGGTTACAATGTTTCGATAGGTTTTGACGGCACCGAAAGCGCAGGAGTTTTAAAAATAAAAGAGTTCCTTTCATCGCTTTCTACTGACGATACCAAAAACAAAAAGCTTTCATCAGCCGTAAACATATTCCTAAAACCAAACAGAAAAACCGGAATGCTGAACCCTTCTAAAATCATTGAGTTATCTAAACTGAAAGAAGAATTTAACGACGAACGTTTTGACGATGGTTTACAAATAATTTTTGATGCTCAACATAAACGTAAAAATACCATGTATGTTGAGGGATGGAAATTTGTTGAAACCGAAGGTATTCCAAAGAAGTTACATTTCAGGTTCACAATGTAGAAAAGTAGAGTTGTTGCTCCGGAAAGTTTTACGAGTACGGAGCTTTTTAAAATCCATTTAAACAGTATTAAAATGAAAATGTTCCACATAAGAGTAAAATTACAAGCACCTGGACTAAAGCCAGGATTTAGAAAAGGAATTATTGGTGCTAAAAATAAAGTGAAAGCAGCCGATAAATGTTTAAAAAATTATAATGAAGCTATAAATGGCACTGATGAAACTAAAGATGTTTCTGTAGAGATTGTTGAAATAAAAGAGCTTCGAAGTGATTTCATAATTATATCAAATGATTAGCCATGAGTAAATTAATATATAGAACAAAATCGCCTAAAAGAGGTTGGGTATTTAACGAAAGCTTTATGACACATGAACGTACAAAGACTTTTGAACAAATGCCGTCTAATGAAATTCAAAAAGAAGCTATGGAGCTTGTTGGTGCCAAATTAAGGGAACTAATCCAAGAACTTGACAAGTTAGGTTATGATCCAACAAAAGTACGCTTCCAAATTCACTTTAAAGACTAAATTATTCACCTTAAAATTGATTACAAATGAAAAAACAAATATTATTCGCTGTCTTGTCAGCAATAGCAATTTATCTTTTTACAGCTTTCATTATTTGGAGTTGGGATGTTCACAAATTAACTACTACCATGCGCGGTGTAATGTTGGCAATATGGCTTTTCGTAAACGTAGCATATAAACTGGAACAAATGTCAAAAAATGAAGATTAGTTATGACAGTACACGAACTAAAACTACAACAACCATATTTTAATGATGTTTGGAACGGTTTAAAAGATTTTGAAGTAAGAAAAAACGATCGAAATTATAAAGTTGGAGATCGTTTAAAATTCATTGAATTTCCTTTTGTAGGCAGACAACGTTTCATCATAAAAGAAGTAAAATATATCTTAAAAGGTGGTGAATACGGTATTGATAAAGACTTTGTTGTTTTAGGACTAAAAGAATTTAAAATATACAATTAATATGCAAGTAGCAACCAAAGATCAAAAACTGGCAATTCGTAGAAATAGCGGTTTTAAAGAAGATATAAAGAGTGAATGGGTACAATGGGTAAAGCAGGATGTTAGCAAAACCAGTTTAAACGATCTTACTTTTGAAGAAGCCAACACCATTTTAGTACAGCAGGGAGATAAACCACACAAAGGCGAAAACTGGGCTTGGTTTGATAAAAATAACGGCAAACATAAAAAGGTTTTAAGCCTATTACACGAAGCAGGTTTAACGGTTCAGTCAAAAGGTCAAAAGGTAGCCGATACCGACTGGTTAAGCAACTTTTTAAAATCTGCTAAAAGCCCGGTAAAAAAGCCACTCAAAGAAATGGCAAATTTTGAGTTAGAAAAATTAATTAAATCATTAGAAAACATAGTAAAATCAAGATGGAAATAGCTCTTTTTATTTTAACAGGTATAATCGGTTTTGGAGTATTGATGTACTTAAGCATTGTTATTTCTGTAAGGCTGAATGGTGACAATGAAAATCAGCCCACAGATTACCTAAAATGCACCTGTAAAGATGTAAATCAATGTGATACCTGGTGCAACGCAAAACAAAGGTTTTATGAAGATCCACCAACCGAATAACTGCCACCACATCGAAACCGAAAAACGGTTTTTAGGGTACCATTTTACACTGGAACTGTACGCAGAATTTTGCAAGAAGTGCAGTAAACAATTAACAGCCCCTAAAGCAGAATAAAATGAATGTAATAGGACTTCATGGATGTTATTGCCATCCTTTTGAAAGTTGGGAAGATCATAATAAATTTCATAGGCAAAAGATCACCGTTGGAATGATAGTTAAAAACAGATGTACCCAAGAATTTAGTGAAGTTATTTCTTTAAAGGATATTCATGGTTATGTTACAGTCAATGTGTTTCCACAAGATTGTAAACGTTGTATAACTATTGAACATTACTCTAATCTAATACAAGAAAAAGACTTTACCACTGTTGATAAAGAATTGTATTATAAAAAAAATCAATTAAAACTATTTAATACAGATTAAAATATAGACTAATCAGCCGATAATTTAAAATATCGGCTAAATAAACGATAATATGAAAACAATCGAACAATTTATACAAGAGAAACATTACAGCGAATTACAACTTCCTAAACACAAACAGACTGATGAAAGTTTCTTTGTTGACTGGGCACAGTTTGGGGCACGTGAAGCCCAAAGATTTATACCATTAGATGAAGAGCTACCGCCATTAGGTCAACAGGTATTATTTTACAACGAAAAATGGATCAATGAAGATTTCAACCTTGAAGGTATTAGAATTGGTTTTCGAACCGATGAAGATTATATATCAGCTCATTGGTGGGATTATCAGGATACTTTTATGACTATTTCACACTCAGATTGTGACGAAGATGAAACTTTCAGCAAAGAAATCAAAGAAAGCATTAAGCCAACTCATTGGCGACCTTTATTTCGTAAACTATGAAAGGAATTTTCACAAACATAGACGGAAATACGGTTGAGATCATTAAAGATGAAATTCATACTTACCGTGGAACTGATAGCGATTATAAATGTGTTGTTTATATGAAAGATGGATCAGATCACTATTTGAAAGAAACCTTTGAGCAGGTAGATGAAGTTTTTGATCTTTTAACACCACCAAACACAAATATATTATGAAGAAACTGATAAAAAAAATACTACTAAAAATCAGCGGTTTTTTAAAGCTTGGATTGATTGATGATGCTTGGTTATTGTATCCACCACCAACTGATAATGTAATACCTGCGCACCTAAATTTAAAAAGGTTACGATTTGTATACAAAGTACCTCTTTTTCAACTTTACAATCATGGCGATAAAATTCAAGACTTTGTAAAAATTAAGATATCGAATGAATTTGTAGAAAATGTTCTACCGTACATCAAAATTACTTCATACGAAAATCGTGCGTTGGACGAAATAACGGTATGTGCAGAACTAAATATTTTAGAAGATGTTGATAGTAATTGAAACCCCAAATAAACACCAGTTAAAACTAACCTATAGTGCTAAAGGCGACTTAAAAAAGGTTGAATTGGTTAAAGGTAGATTAGATGTAAAACAATGGAGCCAAATAGGAAACATTTTACCACCGAAATTTTCAGATGTGAAGAATTACAGCTTTAATTTTCCATCTATAAAATATACAGAAGTTGTAAAAGTAAAAAGCCTGTTTAGTCAGTTTTCCGAAGCTTGGTTTTTATTCTATGAAAGCAGTAAAGGTTACCCGCCAAAATTTACTGCAATTGAAGGTAAATGTTTAAAAGATATCATTAGTTATCTAACCAGTATTAGTACCGATGATAACGAAGCTTTGGCAACATGGCAGGCACTTTTAAGCAGATGGAATGATTTAGATGATTTTCATAAGAAAAACACCGATCTAAAGTATATAAACGGAAACATAAACCGAATATTAGACAATGTCAAAAGAGGTAGCGAAAACAAGCCAGGATATAGCGACGATTTCAAACGAAAGGTTGCTTCACGTTTTCAGTCCTGAAAACTGTATGCGCCATTCAAGCAAGCTTACAAACATGCAGATTGCAATAGATTCAGAAGCACCAACATTGGCAGCCTTTAACCGTGAACGTGGTAAGCAGTTTACCGAAGGAATGGTTATGATTTGGCTGATGTACCTAAACAACATGTTGAATTTACGCAAACCGTTAACCGAAGATCAGATTGAACTATGCGCAATTACCATTGTAAATGATTACGCGAGTTTAAAAATGAGCGATCTAACGTTATTGTTCAAAAGAATAATTTCGGGGCAATTTGGTGAGTTTTTCGAAAGTTTAAGCGTTGCAAAGGTTTTAACGTTCTTTAGGAACTACAATGAAGAACGTTTGAATTTAGCCGAAGAAATGAGCATACGCACTCACAATGATAAAATGAGTGATGATACATTTAATTACTCTAGTTCAGTACAACGGCTTTGGTATGGTGCCAAAGGCTTTAACAGTAAAAAATAAAAGAGTTAGCTGCTTTATGTGGCTAGCTCTTTTTTTTTGTTAATTTTGTTAAAATTTTAAAAATGGAAAAACTTTTAAATTCATTTATATCCTTTATTTCAGATGATTCTATAGGAAGTAAATTTTTTATAGGTATTATTTCGTCTATTATTACAATCTTAATTAAGATCTTGATTGATTTTATTATTGAAAAGAAACGATTAACTAATATAAAAAACTCATTGAATGCTTTTATAGAGGAGATTGTTTTAAAAACACTACATAGTATTAGTAATGATTATAAAAATCTGAAAAATTCTATAGATACTGGGGAGATTTTGAATAGTCATCACACTACTGAATTTCCTTGGTTAAACAGTAAAGTTCTTGATTATTTTACAAAGAATGATATCCTTAAAATTTTAAATAAAATTGATGTAAAAGAAACGGCTCTTTTAAATAAAAATTTGATTAAACTTGATTATCTACAACAAAATTCGCCGACAAATATGTTTTTTGAATTTGATGGTTTTCTAGATAAGCATTATGAAAAAGAAGGTATTGGGATTGATAAACTTATGAGTCACTATGAGTCAAACAGAAGAATTTTAATTCAGAGAAAGATATGTGTTCAAAATATTGAAATTAGAATTGAAGAATGTAAGGAGATTATAATCTATTTTGAAAATTTAAAAAATAAAATCAAATGAAAAAATTATTACTATTATTAAGCTTTATCTTTACTGCAACAGTATACGCACAAGATCTAGAGTATCAAACCAAATTAAAAGAAGGTGTAACAACCGAAAAAGAAGCTGTTGATTTAACGGCATCTATTGTAGATCTTGCAAAAAAACCTTTAAGGTTTCATTCTGCTAGAGAGCATGAAAATAAATACTTTGTGGTGCAATATATTCCTACCAATGTTACAGATGAAAATTGGAAAAGCAACAGAGATGAATACAGCAGTGAAGCGGTTGTTTTTAAATTCAGAATATCAAACAAAGGTGAAAATAAGAATTTAGAGATACCAGGTGTAAAAACTTATGTTTTTAATGATGTATACGGTAAGTACTTAAATTTGTTTCCTTTTTGGCAAAAGTATTTCGATGCAACTTCTGATTTGGAAAAGCTATCTACAGAAAGTTTTACTCAAAAAAACAAGTATACTTTCAGCGGTAATAATGGATCCTGGATCATAAGATAATGACAAAAAACAACACGTCAATGTGTTGTTTTTTTTATATCTTTAAAATAGTTATTTTTGTACCATTACATATAGAAACACTTGCTATGAGAACTCAAACCATACGTTTACACAACGATATTCGTGCTGATTTTGAAAAATTAAGCAGCATTGTTGAATATGGTGTACAAAAGCATACAACTGCCTGGATACTTAACAATTTAGCCAACAAATACTACAAGTCGGCTAAAACCATAGAAAACATAGTTTTTAACAGAACAAAACAGGATAGTAACGAGCCTACCCTGTTTGATTCTGAAATTGCTATGGTATCATAAAACCGTTTTCCGGTGTAATAGTTACATCGGAAAAATTCCCGGTTTCAAATTCTTCAACTGCGGATTTATCAATAAACTTACATTGATAGTTAGCTGAATATAAATTACCGGCATCACCTGTATCAACAGGCGAAAAACCCACTCTACGCATACTAGAATAATGTAGACCTGTACTGGCGTGTAATTCTTTATTAATTGCTTTTAATAAGCTTAAGTACTGTAACGCATCACCTTGGTTAAATGCACCAATATAGGTGTCGGCAAATGTTTCATAAAACAAAAAAACATCAACCATTAAAGGTACTTCTTGCATTTTCATACTTAAATCCTTTCCATCATTGGCACGAAAAGCCAAAAAAATGGCAGGGGTTGGAAAAGGATGTTCGTTATCTAAATTAGTTACCTGATTGTTCCATAAATCTACCCAGTTAATACCTGGTATATTAGATAACTTTTCGCCCAACTCTTTATAAACTTCTACTATATCTGTTGTATCCATTTAATTAGTATTTAAATGTTCTTTAAACTGCTTTAAAATATCTTCAATAAACCAATCGTTTAAATGGTTCATCATCTGTGTTGAATGCCCTATAAACTGCCTTTTGGGGTATTGGGTGTCCTGTTTACGATAGTGTGGTTTTACCTGTTCACGGTTTCCTTTTCGGGTTCTGTGAAAACCTCTTACATTCTGTATCGTTCGAAGTCTTAAACCGTTATTATGAACTGATGCGTACGGCGTATGGGTACCAAACTCTACGGTGTTTTGAGTTTCAGACAGCACTTCTAATGAATTGCGTAAAAATGTTGTATCAACCAAAATTGCCCCGCCAGGTCTTTTATCGGGATCCTTTCTTTTTTCCCAGGCTTCAAAAGTTACATCTGTAAATCCCTGCTGCCTAAAACTGTCTTTAAAAAAAATTAAGCAATATACTTTTGCGTATGTGCGGGCTCTTTGCTTTAAAATTTCTGCAATTCCTACAAAATCAGGCACATTTGTTTTTTTACTCATAATTTTTGTATATTTGTATTGTAACTAAATCCTCGGTTTATCCCTTGGGTGTCGTTATAGAAAAGCAAGCTTTAAACAGCTTGCTTTTTTCTTTTGTACTTCTTCGTTGTTTTACGATTACCTGCAATTATAATTACTTCCTTGATGTTGGAATGAACCCATGCGAATTTTAAAATATCATCAATTGAATTAAAAGCATTGTCGATAGTATCACTGTTTTTAGACAGATCAATAATTACCGTTTCACAACCTTGCGCATTAGCTTTAGAAAGCACTTTTTTATAATTCGTTGATTCCGGTATCTTCAAATCAGCCAACTTGCCATTAATAAGATATTCGGGATTTTTAACGCCTTTAGCCAGTCTGCCGTCAAGGTGCGGACGCAAAACAATATGCAGATCATCACTGTTTTTAGCCAACAACATGGCACGATCAATATTATTGTCGTAATCTTTAAGATCTGTAAATATGTTTACTTCTACCTTTGTTTTACCCTGTTTATAAACCAACTTGTTTGGTGCGTTCAGTTTCATTAGTTCTAAATTTCGAACCGCTTCTTCATCTTTATTTATTAGCTTAAAGAAATTGCCTTTACTGGTAAAAATTTCCCCATCCAATCCAACATTTCCTTTGAACTTCACCGCAGGTAAATTTGCAGGTTCGTCGTTCGGTTGTTCGGCTGTGGGAACTGCATCACATCTGCATCGCCAATCCAAAGGCGGAAAATACTTTTTCCAAAATGGATCATTAATTGGGCGAATGGTTCCGTCTAAAGACTTATGCTTATCACGTACACGATCATCGCCAACAGTCCTAAACTTAAGGTTAGGGAAAAACTCTGCGGTTTCCTGGAACGATTCCCATTTTTGAGCCATTTGCGCAGCCGTGCGTGCGGTTTGATATTCTGCCTGTAACCAGTTTAAATTATACTGTCTGTTGGTTTGTCTTGCTAACTGTGAAAACTGATTAAACGGGCGTAATTTACCGTCGTTATCATACAATAAACTGTTTATTTCTTTAAGCTGTGCATAGGTTTTTGCACCTGAAAACATGTAAATGTTTTTTTGCAGTTCTAACGGTAATTTACCTTTACCGTCAGCAGGCAATGAATTGTAAGTTTTGCCGTATCCCTGTGCTGCACTTTCGTTCAATTCAGTAAAGGTTTTTTGCAAAAGTTCTTTTGAAAGATCTTCGGGTTTAAGGCTGCCTTTATGAAGGTGTTGTGCGATATTGTCAATCAAAGCATCAAAAGCGGTAAAATCCAACGCAGTTATTTCTACGGTACTAGTACAACAATGTTCATCATTATATTGTGCAACTATTTCAGTCCAAATAGCCTTTATTTCTCGGTCAAGCTTTTTTTTTTAATTTCTTCCTGTTGTTGTAGTGGGATTGTTGAAGCTTCACTTTTTTGTGCAATAATCTTCAAACCTGTTTTTTGTGCTATTTCTTCTGTATCTAACTCAAAATACGGTGCCAAAGTATTAATCATATTTCGCACATCTTCTTGTGTTTGTACTTCGGTATCATCCCATTCAAAATAATGTTTTTGAAAAGGTGCGTAAACAGGTGAAAGCTTTATTAAACGAGGTATTAAATGTTGGTTAATAATATTCTTTGCTAAAAGTTTGTCTTTTTCGAAACGGTCTTTAGCTATTTTAAACTGAATACCTGTACTGCCTACAAATGCTTTTTCATCTGTCAATCCCGAACCACCAAGTATTTTCTTTGATACTTCATCATTTACAAATTCACCTAATCCACTAAACATTTCGGGCTTACCTAAATTTGACGTTCCAATTTCGGCTTTATCGTTTCCCGTACCTATCAGCACACCTGTAGAGCGAAACATCATTGCAGCCTGCTTTATTTTTTCCAAATATCCGTCGTCTTCCCGATCAGTTGTAAAAAACAATGGTGGTACGCCATACTTTTCGATAAAATCCAACCAAGAGCCGATGCCTAATTTTTTAGCCAAAACATTTGGGCACATTAATTTGTACATGCCTAAATCTCGGTTTTTACCTACCTGGATGTAAAATTGTGACAATTGACCCTCACGGTATGATAAGCCCTGTGTGTCGCCAATATTCTTTAAAATAATACCTTTAACCGGGTTAAAATGTGAAATTGGAATAATGTCAACATTGGTTAGTTCATGCGTTATAGGATCTGTATCAAACAACTCAATTAACTGCGTGCCTTTGTAACGTGATGTAAGTACATATTCAATAAAATCTTCAAACCAGGTTCGTTCAAATAACCAGGATAAATCTTTGTTTTCTTCTCCGGCTTCATTTACTATCTTAAACGGGTTACGTTGAGTAAAAGCTGTTCTACTTTCAATAACACTGGTAAGATGTAAATCTAAATCCATATTATCGTACAGCTCTTTAAGTGGTGCGCGGTTAGGATCGTTCTTATCGGTGGCTAAATAAATGGCATTTTTCCAATCATCTAAGGTTTTAGCAAACTGCATTTCATTTTCTACAACAATATTGTCAGAACCTTTTTTGGTTTGACTGCTTGCTCTTGGATCGATTACATTAGTTTTCTTATAACCGAAGTATTGAAGGATATTTTCTAACATTAGATATAGAAATTACGGTTACTGTTATTAAAATAAATACTGTCTGTTTTAGTATTTCCGTTTTCGTCGGTTGGTTTTGGCAGATCATTCAACACTAAACGTCCTGTTGCTAATTTTTCTAAATTGCGGTTAGCTTCATTATAATCTTCAACCATTTGGCTGTTTATTTTGCGCGGTGCATTACGTTTGAATATTTTATAAACAGTGATTGTTGCAATAATTTCAACCAATAAATCACTTTTAATTGGCGTTTCTTCATTGAATATTTTGGCAATATCATAACGTGAACTCAATAAAGATTTTAATTTGCTAATTGTTTTATCTTCAATTGATAAAATGATATGAAAATTGTCTTTACTGCTTTCATCTATAAAACGCTCATAAGATTGTTCAATTAAATCATTTAGCGTTATATATTTAAGATTACCACTTGCTTCTGCTAAATTTTGGTATTGTGGCAAATTTGTTGGTTGATTTTCCATAAATACAATATTTTTCTAATTGTGAAATTCCGCCCTGGTGAGCGTCGGGGTAATCGTCGTGTGATTTATAACCGGGTTCTATTCCTTTTAGTTGTGCAATGGCAACCTGTGCATCATTTTGATGTTTCAATTTGTCACTATAAAACACCCGGTTGTTTTGATAATAAGGTTGCAGCTTTAAAATACGGTCAAGTTTATTGCCGTCTACTCTAATTTTAATGATGTTTAAACGGCAGTTAAAATCGTTTTCAGCTTGACGAATAGTTGATTCAACAGCATCATTCCAAAACTGCGCTTCAAACACCCAGTGCACAACTACCGTTTCGGGTAACTGTAACTGGTATTGACACATCCAAGCAACTGCCTGGTACATTTTTGACTGTTTGTTATACAGATCAATCACCCAAAATTTATTTTCTTTTAAACCCTGCACAACGATTGAATTATAGTCGCTCGTTGGTGTACCCGCATAAGCAACGTCCCAAAAACCGTAAATAATTTTGAATGTGTTTAGTTTTGGTATGGGAGCATACTGTATATCTTCATCGGTAAAAATGGAGCCTTCAATATGCGGATCATTATTATATTCTGATTTAGCTGCTAAAACTCCAATTTCATCTTCAACATCTTTAAAATAATTGTCCGGGTATTTGTCCCAAGTAGGTTTGTAAGTAACAGGATCGTACGCATTAATTTCGTGTACTTTCCAGTTTGGGTGCTTATCCTGTAAAATAGTTTGCATCATTCTAGGTGCAAATCTGTTATTTGCCTGAATAAACCTACGTGTTGCGCCATCCATTGTGGGAATAAGATCACGTTCAATCCACTTAACTATTTTTTCCTGTCGTGCAGGGTTTTGGTTAATATCTTTTGTTTCCAAATCATCACCAACAATGTGTGTAGGACGTTTAGACTTTACACGCAAACCACGAACGGACTGCCCCATACCTAAAGCCTGCCCGATAAATGTACCGTTACGGTTTATAAATTTTCCTTCTTCCCAATTTCCCTGGTTGTATTGTTCGCCAAAATCTGCAATAATCTGCGGATTTGCTTCAAGTTCAGCCCGAATATCTTCTAATAGCTGATATGCCCGATCCTTTGAATTACCGATAACAACAAAGTAAATACTGCCTTCACGCAACCATATCCACAGCGGTAAAATAACATTGTTTACTACCGATTTAGCCAATGCGCGCCCCCATTGAGCAAACCCTTTAAATGTTGGGTTTTTAGCAACTATTTTTGCAAATTCAATATGAAAATATGGTACACTTGCAGTTGCATAATGTGGAAAATATCGTTGTACAAAGTAGGCATAATCATTTTTGGCACGTTCAATTGCTGCTCTCCTTTCTGCAATGGTTTCGTAAGGGTTAATATTAACCGATTCCGAAACCATTTCGAGCTTTTTCTGATACTGCTCTAACTTTTGCTTATCGCTTCTTTTCATTTAATTGCTCAATTTTTTTGCAATAGGTATATTTGATTTTATTAGCCTTTAAATCGTAGTAAACATTGGTTACTTCGGTTGTTTGGTGTTTTCCTCTAATACCTATAGGTTGAATGTGAACGATCTCACCAATTTGGTGAGTGATTCCTTTTTGCATCAAGTAGATACCTATTTCAAGAAACCAACGTTTTTTGTCTGCTTTATTAAGAATTAATGAAGCAGCCAGTTTTAATAATTTTTTCATTTATGATAATGTTTGACTTTTGTGCTGAATATGCTGTTTTTGAAAATCAATTGTTTTAAAGTATAATGCCGGATCAAACTCTTTTAAAGCTTGAAATATATCTTCTTGAATGTCTATGTAAGTTGAAAGTGTAAACTTGTTTTCCTTATCTATCTTTTCAAGTGTTTTATTGTAACTGGATACTTCTTGGCTTATTAACAGACGTTGCTTTTTTAAGTCGGTAGCTTCCGATTTTTCACCTCTAGCTTCCGCATCTCGAATACGTTCGGTAAGATCCTGTGCTTCTTCCGTTAAATCAGAAATTAGGTCGTGAATGTTTTGTGTTTGGGTTTTGTGGCTGTTCATTCGTGCGTCACGTTCGTTTTTCCAATTACCCTTTTTCACCCAGTCACCAACCGTTTTTTCAGAAACCTCTAAAAATTCAGCAATCTCTTTTTGAGTTTTAAACATCTCAACAAACATTTCGTATGCTTTCTGCCTTTCCTTGTTTTTTGCCATTTTATACTTATTAACAGTACAAAAGTGTTGTTAAAATAGAATGTAACAAAATGGTAGTTTTATTTTAGTTTTCGAACGCTATCTATTTAGTATCAATAACTTACTAATTTGTAACAGCTTTTTTTTCAGGTGCTTTTTTTGTCGAAAATTTGTCTCCACAATAAGAAACAAAAAAGGAATAAAGTGAGCAAAACAGGTTTGAAAATAGAAGCATCTAACAACGGTAAAAAGGGTTCTTTACGCATAGTAGAAGAAATAGGTGTAAACTCTTACACGGGATCCAGTTCAACTGTTCGTTATTATGTTGACAGCTTTATTGAAAAGGGATTTACGGATGTAGATGTTTACATTAATTCTAGGGGCGGTTCGGTATTTGAAGCTTCCGAAATAGCCAATGAATTAAAACGTGTTCCAAATGTAACTTTAACCATCGGTAGCGTTGCAGCAAGTGCAGCTACATATTTAATGGCAAAGTTCAAGTGTAGAGCTTATTCAAACTCACAATTTATGATTCACCGCCCTCGTATGACTGCTTCGGGTGATTCACAAGCAATTGAAAATGATTTAAAACTCCTAAACAATTTAACAAGCGACTATCGTTCGGCGTATGCACAAAAGATGCAGATAAGTGAAGAAGAAGTTGAAAACCTATTTAATAAAGGAGATTATTGGATGACCGCACAGGAAGCCAAAGAAAAAAAATTGCTTGATGAAATTATTGAAGAAGAAGAACAGGAAATTACCTCTTTAGATGTGGCTATTCTTACAGCCTGTGGCGCTCCTAACATTCCTGCGGTAAACTCAAACGCTGATAAACACAAAACAGATAATACGATGAATAGAAATGCAATGTTAGCCACATTAGGCTTGCCTGCTGATGCTACTGATGAACAAATGGAAGCAAAAGCAAAAGAGATTGCAGAAAAAGCTACTACAGCCGATGCAGCAAAGAACGAAGCAACTGCATTGAAAGAAGCAACTGCAAAAGCTATGGTACAAACCGCCATTGACGAAAAACGCATTCCTGCGGATGCTAAAGCACACTACGAAAAGTTAGCTGCTGCTGATTATGATGCTACGAAACAAATTTTAGCATCAATGAGTGTACCTGTAAAAGGTTCGGATTTTATAGATCCTAAAGCTAGCAATCAAGGTAACCAGGATGCACGCGCATCTTGGAAATTTGAAGATTTTGCCGAGAAAGACCCCGATGCTTTAAAAGCAATGATGGTTAAAGAACCGGAAAAGTTCGAAGCTCTTTCAAAAGATTATTTCGGATCATAAAGACGATTTAAACAGTATTTAAACAAAGTAGAAAAAGAAAACAAAGGTACAGTTGCAACCTATAGCAACAATTAAACATTAATTTATATATGAAAAAGTTTTTAAAGATTGGAGGTTTCGCCATTGTATTGGTAGCCTTAACATTTGCTCCACAAATTTTTGGAATGGGTAAAACCGACGGTATGCAATTAGATCTGGCTCTAACACCAGTTGCATTACCGGCATTAAATCAGTTAGCTGAAAAAGAAATGATTAAGAACTTCGGTAAAGATAGTTCTTGGATGGGCGAATTGCGCTCAAAACAACAATGGGTAAACAATGATGTTATTAAAATTCCTACACAAGGAGCGGCACCAACGGTATTGATTAATAACACTACTTACCCGATCAATAAAGCAACACGCCAGGACGGGCATATTGTTATTTCTTTAAACAAATTGGATACAACCAATACAATTGTAACTGATGACGAATTATATGCGTTGCCTTACGATAAAACAAGCGATGTACAGGAGCAACACCGTTTAACTTTAGAAGAAAAATACGCGGCTCACTCACTACATTCTTTAGCACCTGCTGAAAACACAACTAAAACTCCTGTTATCGTTGCTACAGGCGCAGCCGTGAATGGTAGAGCAACATTGACAAGCAAGGATGTTGTAAGATTAAAAAACGCACTTGATAAATTAAAGGTTCCACAAAAAGGGCGTGTACTGGTATTGTGCCCAGATCATGAAGCAGATTTATTGAATGAAGACCGTTCTTTTTACCAACAATACCATAATGCAAAAGATGGTGTACTGGCATCAAGTTACTACGGGTTTAAAATTTACGGATCTGTTGATACTGTAATGTACAATGCAGATAATGAAAAAGTAGCATTTGAGAGTGTTACAGGAACAAAAGTTTCATCTGTATGTTTCTATAACCAAACAGCATGTAAAGCTATCGGAACCGTAACGCGTTATGCAAGGGATTCAAAGGTTGATCCTGAAAATCGTGAAAGTGTGATTGGTTTCCGTGTATGGGCTATCGCAGTAGCGGTTAAAGATGAAGGTATCGGTGCTATAATCGGCTAGATTTTCCATAAAAGTTTTTATATACAAAAGCTCATGAGCCTAGAGCATGAGCTTTTTTTATCCTATCAAAATGTGTAAACACGAACTTAAAGCCTGGTGTTTTTTTATCGCAGCGGAACTGATTGTTCTGTTATGCGTTATCTAACCCAAAATATTGAAATAATGAAAAGAGATATTAAACAAATAGTAGAAGAAACTTTTGAAAAGTTTCCTACTGCACAGCAAGTATTTGCAACATCGGACGGAAATGTTTTTTTAGAAGAAAACCGTGCCATGTTACATGCAGGAAAAGACGGTAAATATTCTACCTACACAAAAGATATTGAAGATACGGTTGATACGTCGGATGTTAAATTACGCGGTTCAAAAGAATTGATTGCAGAAATTAAAGCGGTTGAACAATTAGAAGATCTTCAAAAATATATTACAGGTGAAACCCGTAAAACAGTTTTAGATGCTGTTGAAAAACGTACTACAGAATTAACTACAGTTAAGGATGATTCCACAGGAGCAGGATCTGATGTAAAAACAGATGCAGCCAAAACAACTACAACCGCAAACACACAGCAGTAATGGCAGAAATGAACGGTGTAAATATTAATCGTTTGCAAGGTGGTCTAGGACTTACCAATCAGTCAACCGATAATCATGTTGCGTATGTAATTGGTATTCCAAGTGCGGAAGCAGCAGTTGCAACAGCAATTAATAATGCCGGAAAGGGTGTTGTTGTTACATCAGTGTACGCAGTTGAACAATTAGGTATTAATGCTTCGTTTGATGCGAACAATAATGTAAAGGTTTACGAGCAAATAACGGAATTTTTCAGATTGGCACCGGAAGCAACTTTATACTTGTTTGATAAAGCAGTTAAAGCTGATTTAAAAGGTTTTCTTAATGCAAACACAGAAGTAAAAGGTTATGGCTTACATGTGGATTTTTCGGGTGAAACACCGCCTACATTGGCAACGGTAATTGCAGCACAACAAACAATAATTGATGAATTTGCTGTGGAAAACCGCCTTATTGATTTTGCACTTATAGGAACAGACAATTTAGCTGTATATACAGCAGATCTGTTTGCGTTAACTGCACCACAAGTTGCGGTAATTGTTGCCTGTAAAAACAATGACGGTTTAACAGCAATAGGAAGTTCGTTAGGTATGTTAGCAGTTCGTAATATTAATGAGAATTTAGGTTCTGTTGATATTCAAACAAAACCATTAACCAAGCGCGGTTCAATCAGTTATCCGTTAACCGATGTGAATTTAGGTGTATGGCTTACAGCTTATTTAAGCGATAAACGCGAAATGCGAGTAATTGACAAA